CATTAAGTTTGTAATGGAACGTGTTGTTTGTAATAACACTTTGGCTGTAGCACTTAACGAAGCCGGTCAGCCTTCCGTTCGCGTCAATCACCGTTCAGTGTTTAACCCAGCAAGTGTAAAAGAAATCCTTGGCATTGGTCACAATAAAATCGAGGAATTCAAAAACGCTGCAGAGTTCCTTGGATCTAAGCGTTACACTGATGAAAAACTTACAGAGTTCTTTGGTGTAGTATTTGGCAAATCAACCAAGGAAAAAGAAGTATTGGCTCGTACTGCTAAAGAAGCAATGGCTATCGTCGAGGATCAACCTGGGCACGAGTATGCACCCGGAACTTGGTGGAATGCTTATAACGCAGTTACATATATGACTGACCATAACCTAGGTCGTTCAGCTGACTCGCGTATGGCATCTGCATGGTTTGGTGGAAATGCAAAACGTAAGGTTGACGCATTGACTACTGCTTTGGAGATGGCTGATGCCTGAGTTAACTTGGACAAAAGTTGTAATATTAGGAATAGCCTTAGGGCTATTTCTGATTATCGTTGACCCTCTAATTATTATTCGTGGAATTTAATTATGAACTATACATTGCTTTACATCGCCTTTCACCTTGCAGGGATTGGCGGTTACCAATTCTATGGCGAAGACTATTACCTAATCCTTAGCGGTTTACCTATTGCGTACGCGCTGTTCCAATATGTAAAGGTAAGTATTTTAGTATTAAGTCCCGCATGGGATGTTGAATTATCATACGCCGACCATATTCCAATTAACTGGAAGATGCTACACAACGCAATAATGGCTCTATCAACGTATCTTATTTACGATGCGGGTTATCAGTTTTTTGCTGGCATCGTTTCATTATATATACTTGTTGTGGTTGGTTCATTGCTTATTACTATGTCCAACGTTGATCTTAGCGATGAGGAATAAAGAATGAAAATACTGATTATGGGCTTACCGGGTTCTGGCAAAACTTGGTTGGCCGAACGATTACAGAAGCGTCTTAACTGCGCTTGGTTTAATGCTGACAAAGTCCGTGAAATGGCCAATGACTGGGAATTCTCAGAAGCAGCCAGATTGCGTCAAGCATATCGCATGCAAAACATTGCCGACTATGAAATAGAAAATAACCGCACAGTAATAGCTGACTTTGTTTGTCCGCTTGAAATCACGCGTGAAATATTTGATGCTGATTACATAGTATGGATGGATACTATTTCTCGAGGTAGATACGAAGATACAAACGATATGTTTCAAACACCTGAAAAGGTAGACTATCATGTAGAAGCTTGGTTTGATAATACAGACGAGGCATTAGCAGATGCTATCGCACGACATATAAGGATTAACCAAGATGTTTGATTATAAAAAACCATCAGTACAGATGTTGGGAAGATGGCAGCCATGGCACGATGGCCATACAGAGCTATTTAAACGAGCTCACTCTTTCACTGGCCAAGTTGTCATTATGATACGTGATGTGTTCCAATTTGAAGGCGATGCTGGAGATGGTCGTACCGCTATGCAAGATGATAACCCGTTTGGCACGGTTGATGTGATTAAGAACATTGAAAACGGATTGGCCGCACACGGCTTTCGCAATGGATATGAATACTTAATTTTAGAGGTTCCTAACATTGTTGACATTAGTTATGGTCGTGGTGTTGGATATACATTCACTGAACATGATTTAGGTAAAGAAGTACACGACATTAGCGCAACTAAAATTCGTAAACAAATGCGTGAAGATGGTAATCTATAGTTGACATTTTGTCTAGAATCAGTTATATTAGAACTAACAAACTAGAGGATTACATTATGGATATTAAACACCAAACATTCGAGCTATATAAACGCGACTCTAATGGTAAAATTAGAGTCTATCGCGGCGAAGTTGCAAAAGAAGGCGAATATTGGTTTACTCGAGTTATCACGGGTTTAAGCGATGGCAAACAAACTGAGTCTGGTTGGCGCGCTGTAGAACAAAAGAACATCGGCAAAGCTAATGAAACTTCGTTAGAGGAACAGGCAATTGCTGAAATGACAGCGGATGCAAAAAAGAAATCAGAACGTGGTTACTTTGATAACCTAAAAAATGTTGATACGTTTGATAAGATTAAGCCAATGCTTGCTTCAAAACATGAAGACGCTAAATATAACTTTGATAAAAACACGTACTATTCTCAACCCAAGTTAGATGGTATTCGTTGTATTGCAAAGGCTAATGGATTATGGACTCGAGCAGGTAAAGAACTTGTAAGTGTACCACATATTAGCGATCAATTAAAGTCATTCTTTGAAAAGTATCCAGATGCTATTTTGGATGGTGAACTATATAACCATGAATTACGCGAGAACTTTAATAAGATCACTTCTTTAGTTCGCAAAACAAAGCCAGAACCCTGGGATGTTAAAGACTCTGCAAGATTAGTAGAGTATCACGTGTACGATGTTATTAGTCATTCTGGCGTATTTTCTGAACGTATGGATTGGATTACTGAACAGGCTGAAGGAATTCCTAACTTTACTAATTCAGTTATACTTGTTGAAACCCAACAAATCTTTGATGAAACTATGATGGACGATCTTTATGGAGCATATCTTGAAGATGGTTTTGAAGGTCAAATGATTAGACTAGATGCAGTGTATCAGCAAAACAAACGATCTAAATCTTTAATCAAACGCAAAGAATTTCTAACAGATGAGTATAATGTTATTCGCGTAGAAGAAGGCAAAGGTAATTGGGCGGGACATATAAAACGCTTTGTTATGCAAACGGCTAATGGCCAAGAGTTTGGAGCCGGTGTACGTGGTACTCAGGAAGTATTGAGTAAAATGTTTCAAAACGGCGATACTCCAACTTGGTGTACACTACGCTATTTTGCACCAACACCAGATGGAATTCCTCGTTTTCCAGTTGTTATTGACTGGGGAACAGGACAAAGAGAAGATTAATTTAAAAAGGAGACTACATAATGACTGATCTACCGTCAACAATTACGGACACCGATCGTAAAAAAATCCAAGGTGCGCTTAAAGAAATGTCAGATTCAATGACGCGAACAGCGGCTGAAAAGGATTTGCAAAAAGAAATCGCTGCTAAAATCCTTGAAGATTGCAACGTAGGTAAAGCACACTTTAATAAACTTGCTCGTATTTACCATGCGTCAAATCTAATGGAAGAAGCATCTCGTAACGATGAGTTTATGGAATTTGCTAATCAAGTAATGGCCTCGCCAGCGAATCAAATCGAAAACTAAATGAAATCGCAATACGAAATTGTAGTACCGTATTACCAACAACAAGAGTCTAATGAACCTCAACTGCAAAATGCAGAAGATGGGCACAGGTATTCTATGTTTGTTAAAGGTAATGATCATATGATTAACGGTAGGACATATTGCTATAAGGATGAAGACGGCAATTATGTTAGCAGTTTTGTAAGCCAATATTCTGATATAATTGAACAAAACCTAGAACCTCGTGTAAGGGATGGAGTACGCGCTTTACACGAGAAAGGTTATTTAACGTTCACGAGCTGCCAAGGTCATGACGACTCAAAGCATCGGTATATTGGAGTTGTGTTTAATACCAAAGAGCAAAAGAAAGATTTTATTAAGAATATAGATAATCTACATTGCGATATACATTGGTATGATAATGCAATTAATACTGTAGAAAGACCATGTAAAGAAGTTCCTTGGTGGTCAGATGGTGGTATTACATTACATATTATTTACGACGATCTATTGTATCATCACGCACCACAACAAACAAGAAGAGACAAGCCTTACACTGATTTAGATCTTACTAAATTTTGGAATATACAAACAAATAGAAACTATAATCATTATGAATGTGTTGTGTTATCTTTTGGCTATTCCATGGTTGAAAAGAGTATATGGGATAGAATTTATAAGTGGTTATTCTATAAACAAAACAAGGTTGAAGATGCTTATGAAGAGTTTATAACTAAAGCACAATATTTACCTGATTATCTAGCATAGAAAAAGGGCAGCCCAATTAAGAGCTGCCCTTTGTAGTCTGATTAACTCAGATCTTATTGTTGTTCTTAGAACAAGTTAGATACTGCAACACGTCTGTAATATACGTTAGCATCTGCAGTAAGTGCACCGTTACCTTGAGATCCACCAGCGGAGAATGGGTTTGATACCATACCGTAGCGAGTCTTAAAGCCAATTTTTGGCTGGAAGGAATTCTCACCAA